TGATGAAACCAAGCGGTGGACGGATTCATTTGTCGCATTGGGTTCAACTCTGCACATGACGAATGATGCACTTGCCGAGTCTGGTGAACAATTTGCAAAAATTGTTGCTGGCGGGAAGGCATCTTCCGAAGACATGGCTGTCATGATTAACCGTTTTCCAATGTTTGGTGAAGCTTTACAAAAAGCCACGGGCAAAAGCATGTCCGAGCTTTACGCCATGTCTGCTGCCGGAAAACTTTCTGCAGAGCAGTTTACTGAAACACTCGATTATTTGGGCAAGAAGTATGCCAGTGGCACACAGGAAGCTATGACTTCATTCATGGGCATGGGTATGTTCATTCACTCTAAGTTTTCGACTTTAATGGGCGATATCACGAGTTCCGCGTTCACGATGACTAAATCCTCAATGAATGATATTAAAGGCTTGCTTTCTGATGACATGATCAAGCAATATGCTTCAGGAATATCATCTGCACTATCTTTTGCATTAAGCGGCGCAATCAAACTTTTGGGCTATATCAACGCGCACAAGAACGACATCGTTGATATTTTTGGCAGCTTATATAAGATTGGACAAATTATTGGTGGCACCATCTGGCATACCGCTTACGATGTTGTTACTGATATTGCCAAGGCTTTTGGGCTAGTGGATGATAAAAGCAATAAGGCTAAGGATCCTCTAAATAAAATTGATGAAATCTTGAAAAACATTGTTGCTCATAAAACTGAAATCGAGAATTTAACTAAAGTCTGGTTGGCATTTTTTGCTATCAAAAAAATTACCAGTTGGATAAAATCAGTCAATGAAGCTAGAAAAGCAATCATGGAGCTAGGCATTGCAACCAAGATATTTGGTGACGGTTCCGGTGGCGGCATCAGCCTTCCAAGCTTGGGGAAAAAGGGAGCAACTGGTACTGCAGTCGAAGACGCCGAAAGCGTGGCTGTGAATTCTACCAAACGAGGCGGTTTATTCAGCCGTCTTTTCTCTGGTAGCACTGCTAAAGTTGGAGAGGACGCGCTTGAAGATTTAAGTGGCGCATCCAGTTTCACGTCCAAATTTTCAAAAGCCGCTGGAGCAGCAAAAGGATTAGCTGGAATTGGCACTGCCATTAGTATTATCTCCTCATTAGGAGAATTGGTAGGGTCTACCAAGAAAACTATCGGTGGAAATGCCGGTAGTGCTGCTGGTGGGGTCCTTGGCACTTGGGCTGGCGGTGCTGCCGCAGGAGCTGCTGTCGGTACATTTGCAGGCCCTATAGGCACTGCTATTGGTGCTGGCTTAGGAGCTGCTGCTGGAGGTGTTGCCGGTTCTAGTGTTGGCAAGAAGATTGGTCAGGAAGTTCAAAAAGGTGTTGAATCCACTTTTCATCCGAAACTTAGCAACGGCATGACACAGGCTACTGATAAATTGCATGGTAGTGTCAAAACATTTGTAAAGTCGTATCAAGGTGACATGGACAAGATCATGGGTGACACCATCATGCTTGGTAGCGCTACCGGTAAACAAGCTGACAAAATCGAAGCTGATATGACCAAAGCCTATGCTCATATGTCCAAGGGCGTTGACGACTATTACAAGGGTAAGGAAAGTAAGTCTAAGAAAGACTTGGAGCTGCTGGTCAAAAATGGTTCTATTACTCAAAAACAAGCTGATGAAGCTCTTGCTAAAGAGAAGAAGAACGATGCCTCTAAGGCCGCACAAATGAAGAAATCATATGCTGACATGCAGAAGGAAAGCGAAAAGTACTTCAAGGATCGTAATGATACCGAGAGCAAGTACGAAAAGAAGAGTACCGATGCGGTCAACAAGATTTTGAAAGATCGTGCAGCTCAACGCGAGAAGCTTGTTAAAGCAGGTGCCACTAAGGAAGAGCTTGCTGGTTTTGATGCCACCACTGCGCGTAAAGTTGCGGCAGAGAAAAAGAAACTCAAAGACCAAGAAGATAAAGATCTTCAAAAGCTTCAAAATAGCCATCTTAAGACCATGAAGACTTTACAGTCGCAAGCGGATGCCAACACCTATCAAAGCTTAAAAGTCAGTGCGGGCAAGGAAAAGGACCTTTTACAGAAACTGTCAGAAGACAAGCACAAGATGGGCCAAGCGGAACTAAAGGAAGTCATCTCTACATCGGCAAAGCAGACTAATGCCATCGTCACTGCCGCTAACAAAACTTACAACGAGGCAAAGGACGCTGCTAACAAGAAATACAAGGCAACGACTTCTGCCGCTGAAACGGAATATTATGTCAATCACTCTATCTCAAAGTCTCAGTATGAAAAGATCGTCGGAGATGCTACAAGGCAAAGAGACGATACAATCAGTGCGGCTAAGAAGCAACGTGATGACACCGTCAGCCATGCCAGAAAGCAACACGATGAAGTCGTTTCCGAAGCCACAAAACAGGCTGGAGAACACAAGAGTGCGGTAAACACTGAAACAGGTGATGTTAAGAGCATTTGGGATCGATTCTTGGATGGCGTTGCCGGTGTTTGGAATCACTTGATTGATGCATGGAATTGGGTAGGAAAACTTTGGGGCAAAAAGCCTTCTGGTCACTGGAATCGTTATGCCATTGGTACTGGTGGCACACGGGAAGATCAACTTGCCGTTGTTGGTGAAGAAGGATTTGAGCTGGCTCATCATCCTAGCCTTGGTATTTTTCCACTAGGCGTCCATGGCATGGAAACCACTTTCTTACCAGCCGGCACAAGCATCTTGCCTCACAACCAATCAGAAGAATTCTTGAAGATGACTAATGCATTACCCCACCACGCTACCGGTATTTTTGGTACTATCTCTGATTTATTTGATGGTGCTAAGAAAATCGCTTCTGGAGTTGGTTCAGAGATTGCGCATGCGTTCGGTAGTGCTATGAATTTCATTGATAAGGGCGTATCTGGCGCTTGGAGTTGGATTGAAGACAAGACTGGTATTAAGAAACTTGCAAGCAATGATGGTCAAAAATGGTCGTCAATGCGGTCTGATTTTGGTGGCGGGACTCTTAAAGGAATTAAGGACGGATTTTCAAACGTATTTACGTCTCTATTCCAGAAAGCCAAAGAAGATGAGACATCTGGTGGAAACTATAACCCAGAATTGATTCGGAAAGCAGCCAAAGAGATGGGATTGAGCCCATCAGACAGCTTTATCCGCATGCTTCAGGCTACTATTCAGTCTGAAAGTGGTGGTCGTAATATTGTTCAACAAATACACGATATTAACTCAGGCGGCAACGAAGCACGAGGCATCTTGCAATATACTCCTGGTACCTTTATGCATTATGCGATGCCTGGGCATACTAATATCATGAATCCTTATGACCAGTTGCTGGCCTTTTTCAATAACTCAGATTGGCAAAATAGTATTGGTAACACTGTCATTTGGGGTCATGCAAAGACTGATTGGTTGCACTCTGGTCCTCAGGGCAGTCGGCGTTTAGCCTACGGCGGAAGATTTGACAAAGCTACATCGGCTGTGGTCGGTGAGGACGGTACTGAGTATGTTGTCAATGTTACAAAAGATAACGCTGATCAGTTGCTCATGGCAGCGATAGCTGAACGTGCCAAGACTAGTTCTTCTAGTATCTTTGCCAAAGCATTACAAGGATTCAAATCATCGCAGATTCAGGCAATTAATTCAGTGCCTGACGTTCAAAACGCAATCAACAACTTTAGCACCGGAACAGCACAGCCAAAAGTAATTAATGTTCAAACCGATGTGTCGCTGAATGGCAAGAGCATGGTTAATGAAATGGCTGAGCCGTTACGCATCAAAATTGAACGAAATGGCCGTATTCAAATGTACAGGAAAGGAGTGCCATATCTACAATGACTTTAGCGATTACTTTTGGAGATACCAATATTTCTAAATGGCTTGATGGCATTTTACTTGTCACTAGAAATGTCGGGCAAAATCGTGTACCACAACTTGATCAAGTTGGTAAGTCTGATGGTAAAATGCTCTCTTACATTCGAGCTGATGAAGGCACGATTGTTGTAACGGCCATTGTTAGAACTAACGTTAATGAAAAGCGAAGATTGCTAGCTGATGCATTAACCACCTCGACACCTACCAAGCTTATATTTGCTGATGAGCCAGATATTTATTACAATGCCATTTCAACTGGACAGATCACGTTGGATGAGGCCTATCTTCACAACACGCTGACCATAACGTTCACTGTTCCCGATGGCATCGCCCACTCGGTAGCCACGAAGACGTTTGACAATATGCCATACAAGGACGTGCCAGTAAACACACTGACAGATTCTGGATTTGAGTCTGGACAAATCCCAGCAAACTATTTTTGGGGTGATGGTAAATCAACAAATAGAACTTTCCAAGTAGTCGGACAAGTGCCTTTGCTACCAATGCCGCTCGGTAATTATATGCTACTAATTGAGAACGACAGCACAGATTCTTCGCTTGATCCAAATCAAAATGCTTCTTATCCAATTACACCCGTCATTATCAAAAAGGGTGAAACGTGGACATATAGCTACTACTATGCAAGCGCAGGGTCTGCTACTGGACAAGCATCAGACTATTTGCTGATGAGCAAATATTCACCAATTTTTGAATTGTCAATGGCTCATGACTCACGGAATAATTCAGGAGCACC